TTCGTCTTTGTTCTCAGGACCTTTGGAATATACCTTACCCCAACGAGGATAAACTCCTCTTGTCTGGCCGTCATCACTACTAATGATTAATCCGCTTGCAGTTTTTTGCTCGCCAAAGTCCATATCAGTTACAAGAACTCTATTTCCTATAGCACGGAGTTTATCAGTCTTAATTGAATTAATATTTATTGCCATTAACTAGTCACCTTTTTGTACAAAATTACCGTCTTCGTCTTCGATCCAATCGTCATTGTCTACTGCTTCTTCTGGTGGCATAAACTCTGTACGTTTTACTGGATTTTCGTCAGCTTTATTAGGGTTAGCATTTTCATAATAACCTTTTAATACATCCTCACGACTTCTAATAACTTGTCCGCCTGGACCTAATTCATCGCCACGAGCATTAATTTTTGCATTGCCAACTGCTGGAGTCATTTCATTACGTTTTCTTAGTAAATCCATGTCAACTTGTTTACCTTGCATAGTTTTATAAACTTTTGCGCCTTTTGTTTTCTGTACCATATTAGTATCTCCTAAATGTTATATGCTTACTTATCTCAGGAACTCTCTCCAATCCAGGCCAAACTGGATTGAATTTATCTTGTGTACACCAATTAGATATAGCACGTATGATGCTACAGAGCTACCTCTACCTACACCCCATACAATATTGTTCTCACGCATAAAGTCTACAAGATAAACCATATACCGTAGTAATGGTAGCATACCTCGTTTGTTAAACTCTGCATATTCTTCAAAGTAACGTGTAAGTTCTTCTTGTGTTTTACATTTATCTTGTAAAAATTTTGAAATATCTAAATTCTTATATTCATCAGGCATAAACCATTCTGATTGTAATGCACCGTCAAAAGTCTTTTCGTCTACATCTAATGGAATATACTTTTGTAGTTTGTCAAAGCCTTGTTCTTCCATAGCGGCATTGAACTTGTCTACATCATCGTCTGCATCGCACAACACCACATGTACTTTATCCGCATGACCACTATAGATCATGTCAATTAAATCTCTATTGGAGAATCGTGGTATTCCGAGGTCGTCAGTTTTCATAAGCATACTTGTATTTTACGACACTTTTATAAGATTGTCAAGTCCTGATTCGCCATTATCTTGTTGCTGTCGTAATAAAGCAGAAGCTCTGCGTGATCGAGCTTCATCTTTAAACATTTCGAGTATAGTTGCTACTTGCTGTTGTAGTTGTGGATTTTGCGTTGAGAAATATTTACGGCCTAATTCTGCTACCTTGTCTTCAACTTCTGAATCAGATAGAACGCTAAAATCATCTACAAGAGGATTAAACATTATATTGTACTATACGAACCTAAGTAATTTAGATGAACATTTTGACCTGCGTCTGTGGTCCATGCTTCAATTAAAATTGGTTCAGTTAAACTAATCATTGATGTTGTTTGAACATTTTCTCCGTTAGCTTGCGGCCAGTTAGCTGAAGTTACTTTTATAACTCCTGTTCCTGGTGCTTGCCAAGTTACCTCCGCACTTGGAGTTCCTCTCAATGCCATTGTTAGTTTGCCGTAGTTACCTGTTGCGGGCCACGAATCTAAAATTAATACTAACGAGTTATTAACAGTGACGTTTTGAAATCCACCATCTGTCCATTCAATTGTTGTATCGGAAGATAAACTTCCTGTATTGTATGCTTTTTCTGCTGTTGCTTGAGTAACAGAATTTTGTATTATATTCCCATTGAAATTATTATTTCCATCTACTCTAGCGGCATTTGTTAGCAAGTCAGTTAATTCTGTGCTTGCATTTTGCATACCTGTTTTAATTGTTGAGAAGTTATCACGAAAGCCTTGACTATCGTTGTCTTGTCCTGCTACCGGATATTCTTCATCTATTTGTGTAAAAGTTACTGTACTATTGGCCATTTAATATCTCCTAAAATTATTTATCGTACTTATACATTGTGTCTGTAATTTGCGAACAGAATATATTTAGAGTTACTAGTTTCTTTTGTGCTATCCATAAGATACCTATCTACATCTAAATTAAACTTACTAAAGTCAAATCCGCTATTTTTAATAGCACTCAATACAATTTGACTGGTTCCCGGTTTACAATAGCATAATACAATAGCTGGTGTATACCCTAGTTCATTAACGCTACCAGGTTGAGATGATCTCATCCATAGTGGAACAAACTCTCTGTTTGTTGCGCCTAGTCCTCTTATATTATCACGCATGTTGTTTATGTTGCTAATATAACGTTTGTTGTCTAAACTTTGCGATGCATCAATTTGAACATTATCTGTTTTAATAGTATTCTCATATTCAGGTCGCCTAGTTGCCACAGGTCCTAAGCCTTCGAGTATTTTTATTATATTACTCTCTGTGCGTTGGTCAACTACTATTCCATCTTGCCACTTGATACCTTGTGTACCATCATCTCTAGTTTCAAGATAAAACTGATCACCAAATGTTACTGTAAATGGTCTGTTTCTTGTAGTTATTACAAACTGTGGTTTTACATCATAATCATAGTAATTGTTTTTAGAACTTGTACTAGTTATGTCCGATGTAATTTTGTTGTTTGTGTCAATTATTATTTTCTTTCTAGTTCTACCTGTAGCAGTATCACTAGGATCTTTAACTTCTAAGTATATCACTTCGTATACACTAGTATTCGTTCCAGGTACGTTAGCAATAGCAGTTTTTAAATCACCTACTCTGTATTGTTTTCTTTTGTGGTTCTGCGCTGTTGCCGCTACAAACTTATCTAAGTCAACACTTTCAATGCCAGCATATGCTAACATCTTAATTTCTCTTTGGATACCAAAATTTGGATCCTGTGGTCTGTATATATTTTCAGGAATAAAAATTTCAGGATCTGCAACAAAGTTAGAATACTCTGTGCGTATGTCTTGCTTTAGTAAAGGTTTTAAATACAAGTTATTATATTTCTTTGTTTCAGGATCATTTACTTTAATAGTAAACTCTTTCTTAGCAATGCTATACTTGTATTGATCTTCTGCATTAACTGTAAATTTATATTCTCTATCAATTGTAGTATCTGCACCGTCAATGATAATAGTGTCGTTATCAAAAACAATTAGTCCAAACTTTTCATATGAAAACTCTGCCCATAATGCACTGTCGTTTGCAAATATATTTGAACTTGTACTTAGATGATCGCTCTGTGTAACATATAACTGTCCATTATCTTTTACAACATCTCCTGCTTTATAGTTTCTACCTCCACGCCAAACACTCTTGTATACGTTTTGTCCAAATGCATTTACCTTGCCTACAATTTCTCCATCGTATGATAATTGTAGCCCTGGTGGAAGTCTGCCACTTTCTAAACTATACAATACTCTACTGTTTGGTACATTAGTTTCTGCTTCAACTCTAAGTACACTAATAATATTAGTATTAATAGTACCAAGGTCGCTTATAGATTTCCATGTTGTTTTACTGTTAATTTCACCTAGCAGTCTTAGTGTAAACTCTTTTGATGTACTTGCATTTTCATCAATTTGATCTGGTGTGTATCTAGTTGCTTTAATAGTAAATTTAAATTGTTTTGTTACTTCAGTTTGATAAGGTACACGCCCTGCAATATCTCCTGTTGATGTATCTAATACCATACCAGGAGGTAATATACTTGATGTTAAATCAGCATTGTTTGCTAATAGTTCATAATTAACAAAGCCAGTTTGTGTGTTAGTATCAATAATATCTAACGGAATAGTAACATAGTTGTTTGCACGTTTAACACCTAAGTCACCCGGCGTAATCCAAATAGGTGTTCTAAGGTTTGTATTATCTGCTGTAAACGTTCCTGTACCAACTTGTAGTATAGTGTTATCAACTCTGAAAAAGTCGTCCCCAACAACAAATACTCTAAATGTACGTCTTGACACTGTATCGCCGTCAGTAACACTAACTGTAAATTGATAAAATCTATTTAATTTCTTAGGTGGTTTTTCTGAATAGTTAAAGTCCCAAGTTGTAGTATCGTAAAAGAAACTGTCAAAACCGTTAGTTGATCTAACACCAAAGTCAAATCCGCCACTTATTAAATCGTATGGAACTGTATCATATGTTCCATCACTGTATTGCAATCCTTTTTCAATAGCAAGTAACGGATCAACAATACCAATAATACGTCCATCATCAGTTAATGATGTTCCTGGAGGTAATTCGCCATCGCCGTCTGCTATGTAATATGTAAGTACGTCACCAGCAATTAAATCATCGTCAGTTGCTACTAATTGAAATTCAATAGGGCTACTGTCTAGTATATAAAACGTATCATTATTGCCAACTGGAAGTAGTCCTGGATCAGTTTGCCATTCAGGAGCATCAGGACCTGATACTGTTAATTTAAAAGTTCTGTCTCTTACTTGAGTATCTAGTGTAGCTCGCAATACAAATCTATATTCAATTTTACGAGCAACTTCGTATGGAGTGCCTACTATAGAATTATTTTCAAGACGCATTCCTAGCGGTAACTTACCGCTTATTAATGTTGCTACTGCACGAGATAGGACAGGTAGCGCAACTTGAGTTGTTACTTTTTCCTCAAGCTCTGCTAATAATGTATCTGATTTTGCTGTCCAAAGTTCTGCCATATTTTATACCCTTAACGGAATTATACTATATACCCTAAATCTACAGTGTTGCCTACATCTGGATCAACAGTCTGAAAATCTAAGTCTACTGTATGGATAATGAATTCAAGTGCATTAGTATATGTTTCTCTAACATTACCAAAATCAAACCCAGTTAAATAGTCACCAAAGTCTCTAATATCATATCCGTATACTAGTCCTTCAACATTTGCGGCAATACCGCCTTGTCCTTGTATTGTGTTTGCTTGTAGTACATTAACTTGTGTAATGTTTTTATTGTTAGCACTTAAATTAGCAGATAGTGTTGGTGCAGTGTCTTGGCTTACAATACCTACAGTATCTAAATCAACAAAAATTGTTTGGCCGTCGGTTCTAGTGTTAGTTCCTTCACCGCCTCTAACATTCATTGTCTGTCCTCTTGAAACTGTAAGAGAACCACTGTCAGATACTACTAATAATTGGTCTAAACTGTCTGCACCATTTAATGTAATAGTATTTGCTGTTGAACTAAGTGTTATATTGTTTCCACCTACTAGTCGTTTAAATCCATGTACGCCTGCAATTTTACCTCCGTACAATCCATCGCCTAAACTACCTAAGTTTTCAACATTAAAGTCTTCTACAATTCGTAAGTCTAATTCTTCAAAG